TTGCTAACTCTTTTCTTGTAGTTTGCATAGCACTACCGTATTCTGTTGGAGTGAATGTAACTTGTCTGTTAGTTAATGGTTGAATTGTCACAGCAGCTGTTTCAGCAACTTCAGCAGCAGCAGTAGGTGCAGCGTCAATTGTAACTGTGTAGTCTCTTCCTGGCATTCTAAAATCGAACATTGTAGTGTGATTTGTGTATACGATGTTCTTTTCTTGATATGCTCTTAAATCTGTATCCCAAACTTTAGGGTTTACAGCTGTTGCATAAGTATTAGTTGATACGAATGCATTTGAGTCGATTGCTCTTTTAATAAATGCTTGTTTATCCATTTTATTTAAACCTTTTGATTATTTTATGCTTTGTTTACTTCTTGTCCATATCTACTAGCAGATTCCATAAAAGCAATGTAACTCGCTCTTTCGATTTCACTAGCTGTATCTTCATCAAGTTCTTTTGACTGTGGTGGTGCTGAGGGTTCATTTGCAAAAGGGTTGTCGTTGTGGACTGGCGCCTTTGATGCAGTTAGGGCATTAACTTTTTCCATTATTGCTTGTAGCTGTGAGGCTGATGCTCTTTCAGATGCAATCCGTTCCTCATCTTTTCTTTTTAGTTCTGCTTCTAACTCTTTCACTCTTTGGTTTACCAAAAACTCTTTTTCTGCCTCTTTTTTTGCTAACTCTTTTTCCTTCTTTATTAATTCAGAAACGTCTTCGGAAATTAACTTTTTATTAGCTTCTTCAATCTCTTTATTGATTGCGTCAATTTCCTCTTGAGTTACCTCTTCAGGTGTTTTTGGCGGGGTAGCTTCTTGCTTCCCTTCTTTTGGTGTCACATTTTCTGTAGGCTGTGAACCATTATCTTTTTCTTGTACTTCCTCACTCATTTGAAGCACCTCCAAAAATTTCTAATTTCTTTTTAGCACGTTCTAAAGCTTCTTCAGTGTTTTTAATTTGGATGTCAAATTGTTCTAATTGTCCATCACCAATAGCTCTATCCTGTCTAATCTTATAAGCTTGCTTTTGTTCCTGAAGTTTTACAAACTCAGGGTCCTTTTCAAATGCATATATTGGACTTAATTTTTCCAATGCACCTGGTCTACTAACAATATCCCAAATCTTCTTATCGATTTCATATTGTTCAATGTAATCTTCCTTGGACTTTTTTGCATCTTCTAATGATTTAGTGTAGGCCTTAACATCGTTTTTTAAATTGTCGAGCATTTGCTCTTCAGTTATGGTCGCTACTTCATCGTTTTGGATACCTTGTGCATCCTCAGTATAGTTTTCTTTCATTTCCATTTCAATCACTTTATCTATCTTCGACTTTACTCCAGTCTGAATTTTTGTGTTCACAATATAAGTTTGTGTCAACTGCTACTACATAGCCTTTTTTTCTTGCGTCATTAAAAAAGAACACATCACTGTGTGCTTTATGACCAGGAATATAAGTAAATTTTACGTCTTTTAAGACGTCTCTGTACATCAGGCAACACCCAAATCCGCCACATGCAACTTCCTTAACACCTTGGTTTATATACTCTGAAAACTGTTCAGGTTGAATAAGCTTAGTTCCCCAAGTACCTGTTTTTTCGTTCTTCCAGTTAAGTGTTATGCAAGGTGTTCTTGTACCATCTTCCATAAACCCAAGCATGTAAAGGCCTGTAATAATATCCATATTGTGCCATATAAGAGCATCAATAATATTAGGTTTTGGAAATATATCACTTTCAAGTGACATAAGGTAGTCCCAGTCTCCTTCAAGGAATATCTTTCTTGCAAAGTTCTGTGACCTTGCCAAAGCTTCTCTGGAAGTATTACCTCTTTCTACATGGTAAACCTTTATACCTAAAGGCTCACACTTTTCTTTTAAATAATTATAATATTTTCCACCATCATTTGTATTATCAATTATGATGTGGTCTCTGTTTTTGTAAGTAAACGTCTGTATGTTTTCAAGGAACTCGTCAAAACAATAATCCTTCTTGTCATATATTACAGTAAATACTAATACTTTAGGTAACCTCATGCTACAACTCCCGCATACGAATCAGCAGGTGTTGTTTTTAAGTTAAAAGTAAATCCTAATAAGTCTCCAGATGTTGCTTTATTACCTTCCCATGTACAGAAAGCTTCTGCGGATACACCCTTTGCTTTATTTATAATTCTCTTATATCTTTTGTCAATTATAGCTTTTACCCATAATTTACCTTTCTGGAATACTGCCCTTACGGTTTTTGCAATTCCAGGTTTACTTTTCAACACACTTCTAATCTGTTCGTCTGACATATTTGATTTTAATACTTTATCATAAAGTAAATGGTCTACGTCACCCACAATTGGGTTTTTATTAATTTGTTCTGCCCACTCTCTTAACATTTTTTCAGTAAATTCAATACCGTCTTTATGGGCTTTAGTAGTATTAAGTACTAATGTGATATATTCATCTCCATTGGAAGCTCTCTTTATAAAGCCTCTTTTCTCATAAACATCAAATGTTAAAGCTGACCTTTTAACAAATTTTCTACTCTTAACTTGTTTCTTAAGCCAAGTATTTGCTATAATAAAAGCTCTTTCTTCTCCATACTTCTTATAAGCAGCATTAAACATAGCTACCCATTTCTTTCTAACTTCTAAGCTTCTACTTTTTATATAGCTTGGTAACTTACTATCATCTGGTCCGGTGTATGGCATTATTCTTCATCCTCTTCTTCAATTGAAGATTCCACATCTTCAACAACTACTGTTGGTTGTTCAACTTCTTCTTTTAATTCTTCTTGTGTTTTTAAAGATGAGATATATTCTTGTAATTCTAAGATTGTGCTTCTTCTAACTGGAGCTTTATATTCAATCACTATTCCATCCATAGGGTCAAATAAATAGAGTTTATAAATAGGTTGACCATTTTCTTCAACATATTTCTTATCTACTAGTATTCTATTGATAGAGTTCATTCGCTTGCTTCTCCATTAAGTTGGTCAGGACGTGTTGTTACTTCTTCTCTTGGTTTATTGCCTTCCCCAACATCTTTCTTAACTCTTGAATCTTTTGCTTCATTAAATGCTGCGTCTAAAGCAGGAACCATAGGTTCTTCAAAAATCTTTTCTTCCTCAAAGAATAGTCCATAGTCTTTTAAGAACTCTTGAGCAGATTTCTTTGTCAGACCAAGGTCATTAAGTTCTTTTAAAACTCCAATAACTTGTTTAACAGCAAATCTATTCATTGGACCAAATATTAACATATTAGTTGATTTATTAATTTTTGGAAATAAGTCATAATTAACATAATCTTGTGTTATCTTTTTCCAAGATACAACTGTTGTTTCAATATTATTTGACTGAGCATCTGCATTACTTCTACCTGAAGCGTCTGGGATACCTGCGTCAATTGGGGGTATTCTAAGTAAAATTAATGTTTGTGAATCAAGATACTTTAAAAGTTCAACAAGGTCACTTGTTTCTTTCATATCTCTTAAGACTTTAGTTTCTAATTCACCTTTACTCACAAAAGGAATATCGTATTGACTGTCGTTCTTTCTAGCGTATGCTAAGAAATCTTCAATATCTTGTTTAGATGATTTTTTAAAATTATAAAGTAATCTGTATTGTCCTGTTTTCCATAACCATGCTACATATCTTGTAACATAAGACTTCATTAATAAGTTTTCCCAAAGTGCTCTCATATCTACAGGAGCCCACCCAGCGGTTCGGTCACCAAACTTAACCCAAGTAATGTCTTCCTTTACCCATTCAGGGTATTCTCCTGTTATAGGATTTGGTACTTTACCTTTAAACTTAATTGGGTCACCATTAGGTTCTGTTATAGGCTCTACATTTGTTGTGTCTAGTACATTAAGTGCTTTAGTCTTTCCATCTAATTGTCTAACAATTTCAATAAATACATTGTTAAATAACTTACCCATTAAGAATATCTTTCTTAGTACCTTGGTTCTAAACATATACTTTTCTTCAAGTCTTAGTTCAGCTAATCTATCATACCTTCTGTCTTCCTTACGTACAATAGAATAATCACCTTCCATACATTTATCTACGAAATGGTTCACAGCTCCACGAGCCACTGGGTCATTTTCTATAAGTTCTAAAACAGCATCAAAGCTAAAGTTAGGAAAAACACTTTGGTGTTCTTTATTCCAAGTAAAGCCTTTTAGGATATCTTTGCTATAATCCCTTTTTATATATTTTTTAGTTTTTCTCATTTGTAATTTGGGCCCTAGAATTTTATTTATATATAATTCTATATAGGGTGTAATTTCTTTATAAAGGTTTCGGTTTTTCAACGTATTTATAGGGTAAAATAGCCTTTTTACTACGATAATTACCCCAAGATAGCCTAAACTCAGGTAAAGAATGTAGGTTATCTAAGTACCATCTTGGGTTATTATAAATGTCCTCTAACAAAGTATCATAAATAATAATCTCTTCTTCCATAGTATACTCACATTTCTTTAAATGGTTACTATTCTTTGTTAGTCTTACTTTAATGCCATTCATTTTCGTCTATCTCTAATTCCTCAAAATCACAAGGAAATATTCTATAATTAGGGTTGGGGTCTTTTTCTACCAAATAGTTTCGATATATTTCTCTTCGTGGTATTTTCATCTTCAACCCTCCAATCAAAAAACGTTGTACTGTCCTCATCTTCTATAAAGAAGTAGGTACTCATTAAGAAACTATCAATAAGGTCGTCACTATATCCAGGTGCATGTTGAATATTAGATTGACGTGAACCAGGAGAGTGTTCTAAAGCATACATCTCAGTTTTTAACTCTTCGTCATTGTATGATTTTATTCTTCCTCTATGTAGTTTAACTCTAAACGCCCCGTACTTCTTTACCTTGTCTGCACGGAAACTCATTGGGTGCACTTCCCATCCTTTCTCTTCCATTTGTTTTATAAAGAAAGCTCCGGCTGGACAATCATCGACAATCAACCTTTGTACATTAAAGTCTTGTTTCAAGAGAGCAATATCCTCTATTAAAGTATCATCCTCACCAACCTCGTACTGTTTATGGAATATCCTATGAACAACACTGTAGTCGTCCATATATGATATTGTAATTACAGTCCGTGACTTAACCTGTCCACCAAAGTCTACACCCATGTCACATAATTGATTGAACTTATTTAACATTACCTCACTACCGTCAAAACAGGCCCTAACATCTTCAGGGTCAAAGTAAGATTGTTCTCCCTTTACAAATCTACAATAATAAGCTCTTTGTACTGCATCTTTCTTTCCATCTAGTAACTGCTCTTGAATGGTTTTAAAAACTACTTTATAATACTCAGGTGCTTCTAACTCAATTGATTGAATGGTAAACGCACACTTAAATAAATCGGTAATCTCATACATTTCATCTGGGTCTGCCATTCTATAATAAAAGCCGGCAGGTTGCCATGCAGTGGAGATATAAACTCTAACTGCATTAGTACTATTACCAACAGGGTACAAGAACTCGTAAAAGAACTCATCTGATATTTTGTCTTGCTTACCAGCTTCATCAACAATTATAATAGAAGCAGTATTGTGATTTAGTAACCCATTTGATATATAACAAGCAGTGTCTTCAACTGTAATACCGTATGTAGGCTGTTCTCCTAGATATTCTATATCTCTTATTGACTCAAATTCAAAATCCATAAATTTATTACTATCTGACTGTGTAATACCAGAAAGTAGTTCCTTATTAAAATCTTCTGTTTTGTTAAATATACCAATCTTATTTATAAATTTTTTAACATATTTTTTACTTCTAATACCTAACTCATATCCAATGTAGGACTTACCATTACTGTTCTTAACCCTTTCTCTAATATTAGATATTATACCTAAAACAGATAATTGATGCTGTACCTGTTCAATTAAGTCTCTGGACTTACTAAATAAACCTAAATCAACCCTATAACTATTTTTATCTTTATGTTTTGTAGTTGTTATCCAACCATCACAAGAATAATATCTTGACAGTAGTAATGCCTTTTGGTCTTCAGTCCAATTAACCATGTTACTAGGTAACTCTTTGTTAGAAGAATCCCTACCAGCAATACCAGCACGTTTTAATAATTCCCAAGCATCAACACCAATAGATACATTATATAGGTTTTTGGTTCTTTTATCATGGCATGTACTATTACTAAACCCTAAACTGTTACAAAGTTCTTTAAACTCTTGGAGCTGTTTTCCTTCTTCTTGGGAAAACTTTAAATTATTTCTTTGTACGCAAGACCCATCACCTATCATATAGCCAATAAATTTAACTTCATCGTCTGTAAACTCTTCAATATTTTTATTAACAGACAGTATCGAGTAATCTACTAATCCGACAAGTTTATCATCTTTTGTAATTTCAGAAGCCTCTACCCACCCTCTTTGAGTCATAAGTGGATGATTGTATGTAACTGTAACTTGCTTTCCTCTTTGTGAAGTAAATCTAATTACATCTCTAACACCGTTAAACTTAGTATGTGTTACTTTTTTAGGGACTGTTTTAAAATGTTCTGAAGAAACAACCATATCTCCTGGTTCTATTTCATCTATTCTTTTATATTTTCCATCC